GCTAATACTGGTGGCGGTGCTGGTGCATCAGGTTATCTAAGCGTTAATGGTGTTTCAGGTGGATCAGGAATTGTTATCTTGCGTTATTTGGATACTTTCACAATAACGATAGGTGCAGGATTAACAGGTACTACTAGCAGTCCTAGCGGTGGTTATAAGAGAACTACTATCACAGCTGGTACAGGAAATGTGAGCTGGGCATAATGGCACATTACGCATTTTTAGATACTAACAATATTGTTATCGAGGTAATTGTCGGTATTGATGAAACTCAACTTATCGAAGGTTTAGATACCGAAACCTGGTACGGAAACTTTAGAGGCCAAACTTGTAAGCGTACGAGTTACAACTCAAATATAAGGTTTAAGTATGCAGCTATTGGCGATACCTATGATGCTGATCGTGACGCATTTATATCGCCTAAGCCTGATAACGCTACGGGGTTTGATGAGAATACCTGCCAATGGATAGTACCGATTGATGACAGCCGTAAGTTATAACGGCTGGCCAGCATCTAAGGATGTTGAGTCGATCCGTATCAAGTCTTACGCGATCAAGGGCAGCAAGGTAAAACTGCGCTGTGCCTATTTTGCCGCGCCTTTACTAGTTGCTTTTGCCGAGCAGTTTAATGAACTGATCGAGCCGATTGATGGCGGCCCAAATGACGACTGGGGATTTTGCTACAGAGATGTTAGAAACGTACCAGGCAAATTAAGCAATCACGCGTCTGGCAGTGCGATTGATTTGAACGCTACGCGCCATTCGCTTGGAAAAGCTGGCACGTTCCCAGCTGAAAAAGTACCAATGTTATTAGCGTTAACTAAAAAATATTCTCTAATTTGGGGTGGGACATGGACTCGGAAAGATGAAATGCATTTTGAAATAGGGGTAGACCCTGTTAAGGCAGCCAAGTTAATAGAGAAATTAGGGCTAAAGTACGAATAAACCTAAGGGCATTTAGGAGAAAATAATGAGTGATATACAGCAAGCCAATATCCCTGCAAGTACAGTCACGCTTTTAGCCTCAGGCGCTAGAACAACTACAGCTGCAGGTACAGGCATACCAGGTTTTGCAGCTGCACGGCAATTAGTGCTGCAGCTACAGGTAACCGCGGCTAGTGGCACTGCCCCTACCTTAGACCTTGTAGTGCAAGATACAACAGACGGCACAAATTACAACACTATCGCTACGTTTACACAGAAAACAGCAGCATCACGCGAGGTTATTAGACTCAGCACGCCGTTTACAGATACCTTACGAGTTTCATACGAAATAGGCGGCGTAACCCCGTCTTTCACTTTTAACGTTATTGCATGGGCGGACTCAAATTGAAAACACAATTAATGGCTGCTGGCCTTTCTTATCTACGTCACGCCGGAACTTGCGTTGCTGCCTTGTACATGTCAGGGATTTCAGATCCCAAGATTTTGGCTAACGCTTTTTTGGCTGGCCTTTTAGGGCCGGTTATGCGTGGGCTTAACACATCCGATAAAACTTTCGGCGTTAAGTAATGACGGCCGCCCAGTCGCTATTAACAATAGCCATAGGTCTTTGCACACTTATGGGGTTTGCGGCTGGGCTGGTTCGCCATTTAGTTAAGTATTACCTAAGCGAATTACGCATAGACAATAACGGCGGCCATAATTTACGCGGCCGTGTAGATCGCATAGAGGCCAAGGTCGATAGCATTTACGAGATGTTGCTACAGCGTTAGGGCGTGTCGGTTATTGACCGCTGTCAGTCCCAGGCTTTACCCTTTATTTACACGTTAGGCAGGGCTACCTAATTCGGTGTAGCACGGCTTAACCCAAACAAGGGCGAAGTAAATGGATATAGAAAAAGTAGCAGTATTCGTAATAATGGTTAGTATTGCTTGGTTTATTGTAGGTTGGTCAGTCGGTTACAAAGAAGGCGTAAAGGATGGCTACAATCGTGGCCGCGCAGCTGGTATGCGTGTAGCGAGTGATCGTGTGGTCAAGTGATGGCATTTGACCTAAATAATTATGAGGATGTAAACAGCCGCATTAAGCGGTTTAGAGAAACTTACATATCAGGCCGTATAACCACAGAGATCGTTGAGTTAAACGTTAAAGATGGTTATGTAGTAATTAGAGCCTGCGCCTATCGCGAGCATGAGGACGTAGTGCCGGCAGCTATTGATTATGCCTTTGAGCAAAGATCAGATCGAGGCGTAAACAGGGACTTTTGGATCGAAAATTGCAGCACCAGCGCAATCGGTCGAGCCATTGGGTTGCTCATGCCAAGCGAGGCACGGCCTACCCGCCAAGATATGGAAAAGGTCGAACGCTTAGCGGCTCAGCCTGCAGTAGAGGTTGATTTATGGGCTACTGCTATACCTGCGGTAAAGGTTGAAGGTGTCGGAAGTGTGCGCCCAGCTGCAGAAAGCATCGCAGATATCAAAGCGCAATTAGGTAGCGAGATATTAGACCCTGCACCTGTCTGCTCACACGGCAGAATGGTGTACAAGGAAGGCGTTAGCCCTAAGACGGGATCAAAGTACCGGGGCTATACCTGCAGCAGCAAAACACGCGGCGATCAGTGTAAACCAATATGGCTATAACTGAGATGGCGCAGATAGTTCAGGTTATATTGGATCGATCGCAAGAGTTACAGGCAGCAGCTAGTGGGTTTGCCCGTAGCACAGGCGAAAAAGCCAATACACCCGATCACGCTGGCCGATATAACACAAAGATAAACTTTCATGAGTTTGTAGCTGAGCATAGTGAAGCTGCTGGCGCAGAGATTGCAGTAGCGCAATACATGGGAATACGTAACTTTATACCTACGGTTAATACTTTCCACGATGCCCCAGACATTCAAGTAGGCAACTTAGGCTTTGAAGTTAAATGGACTAAGTACATAAATGGTCACTTAATTATTCATAAAGATTACCCGCGTTTAACTGACGTTGCTATCTTGTGTGTAAATAAGTCACCGGTCTATCAGATCATTGGCTGGATGCCTATTGTCTGGGCCAAGAAGGCCAAATATTATAACGCAGCTGATGGCAATTTTTGGGTATCTCAGCGGGAGTTATTCGAAATGGATGCATTAAGGAAGTCTATATATGGCATTATTGAGGATTAACTGTCGGGTTTGCGCCAAAATCGGCAACGGAATGCAAACGCACAAGATTGTAGATGAATTTGTAAACCTACCGCCCAACGTAGTCTGCGTACAGTGCTTAGGCTGCGGCGTTATGGGCATAGAGATGTTACTAGACACCCAACGGGCTAAAGATGAGGATATAACAAATGACTAACGAACTAAAGATTACCTGTAACTGCGAGGACTATAAAGAGATGAGCCTATCGGTTCACCTAGTTAATGGAGTAGTCCCGATCATCATAATTAAGTGCGAAAACTGCATGAGTGCTTACACCGTCATGCCTAATTCGGTACAAAATGCCTAGTTACTTGTACCGGTGCGATCAATGCGGCGGCGAGATGGAAATGAATCACCCGGTAAAAACACACGGCGATAGCAGCCCCTTGTGCTGCAGCTACCCAATGATGCGCGTATTTAGCGCACCTTCAATTATATTTAAAGGTACAGGATGGGGTAAAGATGCCTAAGCAGCTTGGTAAGGAGTTTTACACAGTTGCGGATAATGCTGTGTATAACCATTGTTGCGACAGCATTCAATTCAAATACCTGTGTATAACCTGTGGAGAAAACGCAGGCTGCTACTTTTGCGACTTTGACCCCGACAAAAAGCACGGCTGCGATGAGTAGCGATCGTTTAGACATGGATTTTGGACACGATCTAATTGACAATGGCACGACTGACGATCACTACACGCCACCATTCATATTTAAGGCTTTAAGCGTGGAATTTGATATGGACGTATCTGCGCCCGCTGGCGGTGTGCCATGGATACCAGCAAAGAAATCGCTAAGTATTATCGAGGATGGCCTTACAACCCCTTGGGAAGGCCGTGTATGGTGTAATCCACCGTATTCCAAGATAACGCCATGGGCTCATAAATTGCTAGAGCATGGCAACGGTATAGCCTTATTGCCTGTTGGAAAGTCCCAATGGTTTGATTTACTTTGGACAAAAGCCGATGGGATCATAACTTTGCCTAGTAGTTTGCGATTTGTAAGAAGCCAAGGTAAAGCCCCGGCGGGCATTATGACATCTACGATGCTATTTGCCTTTGGTCAGGATAATCGTAAGGTTTTGGAATCAAGTGGATTAGGTAGAGTTCGATGACCTTAGACACGCCCAAGACCCCGCGTATTATCAAATGGATTTGGTGGGTCGTGATACAATCTAGTCTTGTAATAGCATCTAACAATAATGCTTACGCAGTTAATAATATTAATGACATAGAGAAAGAAAAATATAAACTCTATTCACATATAAAACTAACTAACCATAGGCAATACCTATGTCTAGAGCAGCTTTGGTATTTAGAATCTAGATGGAATCCAAGAGCTGATAACAAACGATCTACTGCTTATGGGATACCACAGCTATTGAAGTTAAAGACTAAAGACCCTTATAAGCAGATAGATGCAGGGCTCAAGTACATAGCCCATAGGTACGGCACACCCTGTAAGGCTTTGACCTACCACTTAAAGACGGGTCACTATTGATGGGTAATAAACGCAACGATCCACGTGTGTCCGGTAAGTACAAAGCTGTAAGGCTACGGATATTACATCGAGATAACTACGTCTGCTTCTATTGTGGTGGTGATGCTAACCAAGTAGATCATGTAGTACCCATATCAAAGCAAGGTGATGTCATGGA